ACTACAGGAGCCTCTCACTCAGGAGTATGCTGATACTGTCCGGGCAGTTATGTACAATCATAGGATTCACTATCCTCGCGGAACTTTTGATGGTCTTCCTGGTATGGAGAGACCGGGAGTTAGCGAAGATATCTATGAAAACCTAAAACAATATGAAACGCCGACAACAGTCTTACAAAACGGGGGTCAATTGATGGGTAGTCCCGTTTCTTTTCCAATTCTTTGTGTTGCCAACTTTATATGTTTGTGGCAAACACTACATCCTGAGAAGAAATGGGGAGATGTGCCTGTTCTGATTAATGGAGACGACATCCTATTTTGCACAAACAGAGATGGTTACAGTAAGTGGTCTGCAGCTCTTGATTCATATGGATTTGTTAAGTCCGTAGGCAAGAACTATGCTCACTCTACTTACTGTATCATTAATTCTGATTTATTTTCGTGCAAACCCAATCAGCACGTCAAATTCCTTCCGTACTACTGTAGTGGTCTACTACTAGGACGTAGTAAGGTTATGAACTGTGCTGGTCCTATGGATGAAGACGAACAGGTCGAGGCACCACCAATTGTCAGTACTCTAGGTCTTTGTCTAAGAGGAGCGCAGAACAAAACTCTCTGTCTAGAGAGATTTCTGGCTTACCACTCAGAGGAAGTCCGCAGAGCTACCGGAGGCAGACGAAACCTTTTCATGCCGGTTTCGCGTGGCGGTCTTGGTATTAAGGACTATGGGACACAGTCGTATTTCCACGGGAAGCTTATGCCAGTTCGGCAAGCTGTTACCGATTTCCAGAAGCGACTGGCTCGTCTCTGTGAACAAGATTCCAGTTATTGTGCTGACTCCATTGAGGGATCTGAAGAGTATATCCCGTTAAAGAAGGTCCCAATGAAGATTGAGTGTCCTCCTATTAGACAGGACTATGGAGTCGAAGAGACATGGCTACCCGGTATTAGCGATAGTGATCGCAGAGAAATACTGAGTAAGATTTACGCCTGCTCTAAGCAAAGAAAGGAAGAGCTGACTTTTCAGGCTCCTCCTTTCTTTAAGATGCACAATGCTAGCCGACCAAAGGGATGGAATACCAAGATTAAGCCTAGCCTCATAAGAAAGGTCTATGAGACCAAGCCACTTGAAGATTCTGCATTATTTGAGCCACCGATGGTAGCCTACCGACTTGGTTAGGTCTACTGTCATCGTACTATCGATTATCTTCATTCATTTCATCATCACCCATCATCTTCTCATCATTGGCTCAAATGGGGGTTCACCCTAGGCGTTTAGTAGCCCAAAACGGTGGATGGCC